ATGAAACTTAAGTGGAAGCAACCGCAAAAGGTCTAAAAATACAGAACATTGTAAATCTATAGTAGTATCAAGTGTGCCCACTATTTCCAAATTAGCAAATGGCCGGACAACAGAAAAGAAATCAAGTTCTAGTACACCTTCACCTTCTATTTCTGCTGCTGCAGATTGATCTAAATGCCAACCTTCATCTAAATACCAACTCATACTTATAGCCCCACAAATTCAAAAAGTTTCTCTTCTAATCGTTCAATATCTTTTAAGTATGTTTTACTTTATTTCATCTTAAGTTACCCTATCTGCATCCAATGGTAAATCAAAAAGATGATACCGATAAGGATTCGTAAGTATAGAAAGTTCTATATTAGCAGAATCCACAGAACCCGCGGCGTTGCTAACTTTACACGCGTACGTTCCTATTGTGGATTGGGTAGCAAATACAGATATGGAAGAATTTGTTTCTCCTGCAATTAAAACTGTATTTCTGTACCACTGATATGTGAGAGTCGGATAACCGGCAGCAGTAACTGAAAAAGTAGTTTCAACATCATTCAATACAGAAGTATCTGAAGATTGATCAGATATTATAGGAATAACCGACAACACTATATCTGAAGTAGTATCTGAACCACCCACATTGGTAGCCGTGCATGTGTAAACACCACCAGAATCTGCATCAGATGTGAATACCAGAGTAGCATTTGTTTCTCCAGAAATCGGACTACCATCCTTATACCATTGATAAGTAGGTGCTGGAGATCCAGTAGCAGTAACATAGAAACTCACCAAATCACCTGCAGAAATAGTGCTACTAGTTGATTGATCCGCTATAACTGGTACTTCTACAAGACCAAAATCTTCCGAACCAGCACCAGAATTCCAAAGTAAATCTTCCTCTTCTTCTGTTAGAAGTCTATTCCAAATAGCAAAATTATCTAACGCTCCTTCATATCGTTCATAGTTAGCTCCCAAATCTGATGGATTTTCCCCCAACATAAAATTTTGTGGATTACTAAGATCATCAGTTTCTTTAGCACTAATGTCTATCTCACTTGTATATGCAGCGTTATTGACAGACGCATACAAATTACCACTTCTATCAACTCGAATAACACATAAATGCCAACCTGTAGTAAGATCAGTAAGTAAAGGCTGTATAGAAACGGATGTTCCATCCAACCAATACATATATATACAAAATCGTTTCGCAACACGATAAATTGAGCATACTATTCCTGCAGTTAGTGCATGATTATACTTATGAAAAACAACATTGTAATTTGCAGAACCTGTACCCGCCCAATAACACCAAAAAGCATATGTTTTATCTTGTGAGGGAGAAAGTTCCCAGGCAGCATTATCTCCTAAATCTATATCATCATTGTCCGCACGATCAAAGTCTAAAGCTGTATTTATTTTTCCAGCTACCGTCATCGCTGAAGTGTTCTGAGAAGCTGTACCATGTCGAAGATAGGCGGTGGCGTCAAGAACCGTTGTATCCCCGTTATCATTCATAGTCCATTGAGCTTCAACATCAGATAAATCTGGAGAATACGAATATGAGGCATCAACTAAAATAAAATCATTAAATTGCCCTAGAGCATAATCTGCAACCATAATGCCTCGAAGTTCTTCTAAAGCACCATCTACTTCCATTATATTAAAAGAATTTCGTAGCAAACCAACAACAAAAGGTATTCCAGAACTATTAAAAACAACATCAGTTAGATCCGATAGGTATGCCCCATCACCCCATTGTCTCACCTTATCAGAATTTAAAACTACAAAATTATCGCCAACCCCAGAAACATTAAAACACACTGCGTAAATGATATCGTTATAAACTCTAGCCCTGACCTGGGGACCAAAAGAATTTATAACATATGCCCAAGTCCCCCCGGATGGACTAGATCCATCTGACTTGTACAATCTCACTTCCCCATCACTTGTACCTACAATAACATCCTGGTTGGCAAGAAAATCAATACTATGAGGGGCATCATTAGTATCTTCTGCCCATTGAAAAACCAAACTTGAATTGTACTTTCTCAAAGTATGCTCAAGACCCCCGCCTCCAATATATATATTTCCTGTAGAATCAACTCCAATCGCTTGCCGAGTAGAACCAGAATCAACTAAAGTTTCTCCCGTCAAATCTAAATCCAATCGATATGCCCCAGTACCTGCTACATAAAGATGGTCAGCATCTGCAGCTAACTGCCAAACATTGCCCATAGTGCTAACATAAACAGAATCAATAAATACACCAGAGGAAGATAATTTCCAAACATTTTTATCTCCTGCTCCATCATCATGCTTAGTACCACCAACATAAATGTTACCAGAACCATCTTGAACAACAGAATACGTAGTAGCCCCAGTATCATAGGTCCATTCTGAAGATCCATCTGCAGCTAAACCCCAAACCGAAACACCTTTAGTAGCATCTCGATTTCCCACAACAATAAAAGTAGCAACACCCATATTTTATCCTTCTTAAATTACTTTTGTTTATACTTCACATCAAGAATAGCCTGATCACCCGAGATAATAGTTCGCTCCACTCCGGTCGCTACAGCCCCAATAAGCACGCCTGTGTTATCTGAAGAAGTGCATATGAAAGCACCATTCAAAGGCCCTATATCTCCCCCAGAAGCGGTAAAAGTAATTTCCTTTGAAACCACCCGCCAGTGTCCCTCATCCTGCTCTAACGTGGGATAACCAATAGCCGATCGCTCAATCGCTATTCTGGCATATCCACTTCCCACGGGTTCGTTGGGAATAGAAGAAAGAGTAGTCTCTTCTGTAATAGTTCCCTTATAAAATCCCACATAGAAGTAATCTCCCTGCGGGAAATAAAGGGATGTCTTCTTACGAAAGAAGGAGTCCACCATTGCCTTCTCGCCCGAATCAACTAAAATGTTTTGCTTATCCTTAAACTCAAAGATTACCTGTCCTTTTCGTATATGCCGGAAATTCCAACGACATTCATATTGATTGTGTCTACCCATTATTTTCTCCTAAAACTTTCCACTTATGAATCCATACTGATACTTTGCACATCGATTGTGTCCAACTTTGCTATTTGATTAAAGGATGGAATAATATTACCTTGAGAGTCCTGCTGATACCGAACATAAACAGTGGCAGCAGCAGGCGTTACATCTAATAGCACCTCACCTGTACTATAATTAACTGTACCTGTTACTCCTGTACCAGAAAAAGTACCAGAACCACTTCCCCCATCATCATCACTGCAACTGTATGTCCCATCCACAAACACTCGAACAGATTCAGGAAGAATATCAGTAGCATCTAACAGTGCCCCCCAATCTGAGTAAGAATCGTAAGTATCGCTCAAATCTTTCTTTATTTCCAATGTCATACTAACAAAAGCCACATTGTCCAAATCATCTATCGCAGATAGAACATTACTAAACTTTATAGTAGTTCCCAACTTTGTTGTGGTTCCTAATAAAAACTGCTCAGCTAATACAGCAGCAACATCCGCCTGTGCTTGCGATAAAGAATGACCCTTGGTTACAGTAATATACAAAACAGGATAAACCGCCAAAACTGTTGGTGTAACAAATTCATACTTTACTGTGATCATAGAAAGATCATATAAATAAGACGATAAGGTCGCCTTGAATGTTGTACTAGGTAATTCCCAATTTTGAAGAACCAAACTTATCTTCACCTTATTTAACATAGTAGAATCTACTGCCACCCCCGCGGCTTCCGCCTCTTCATTCTCACCCCAAACATTCGCTGTCTCCACACTTGAGTATGCTTCAAGAATAGCTGTAAAATCGTCCTTAGTAACTGCTCTTTCTCCTGTTCGGAATACTCTAGGAGCCGCATATCTAATTTCCTCTAAAGTTTCCTCGTCACTACCCCCTAAAAAGGAATCCGAATTAGTAACAGTAGTGGTAACTTCAGTACCATCCTCATCATATATAGTTGAATTGAGAGTAGTAATCTGATCTGAAAAAGTCACAGTACCTTCGGACCCCGCAGTTTTGATATACTGTAAAACAATAACGTTGCCGAGTGAAGGTGCCAACCCATTAACATTGTTTCCAAAAAGTACACTAACAGTACCATCAGATTCATTTATGATTCGAAAATGCTTACTCGTATTAACGCTCTGCAAAAAAGAAGATACTAAAGTCCACTCTGTCCCATCCACAATAACACGAAGGGAAGGATTATCAGTATCTGCAGAATTCTCTACACCGGTATCGTTAAGCAAGTACTCTTGCTCTGTAGCACCGTTGGATGTTATTTCTTTTTGAATCAATTCGCCCTGCATAGACGAAATAGATACAGAGGTTTGCCCCTTTTCAATCGCAGCACTTTCATTAGTTAAAAATAAAGTCCCATCGGCTGTTTGGCATTCCGTATACTTAGGAACATAAACTATTTTAGATAGAGGAGCTGCAATACTGAATGTCAAATTACCTGTTGAGGACGTCTTCCGCCTGGGTTGATAATTCAATAAGGCCACTAAATTAACAATACTGGATCTATGCCTAGCAGTAAGAAGATAACCCTCGTTTGCTCTTCGTTCTGTATAATACAGACCCATATTCAAAATTGCTGCCAGAAATTCTATCAGCATTTCTCCAGCACCGGATCTGTAGATATCCTTCCAAGCGTCCCCGGCCTTTAAACGGTTCTGGAGCTGGAGAACGAGATCTTCGAAATCATAATTTACATAGTTTAATGGAGTCGTAGCCATTACGCTTCTCCCTTTATCACTGTTTCAAACTTAAGAATATCTGCTAACCCTTTAATCCTAAACATCATGGTTATGGAAATAAAACTATTATCCGGATCTGGGTAAATATCCACTGTGCTAATTAGCACTCTATCATCCCAACGTTCAATATCGTCTTTAAGCGATCTAGAAAGAAATTTTATCGTGGTTGCATTCATTGGCTCAAATATTATACTCGCTAAATCAGAACCAAATTCAGGAAGAAATACCCGCTCACCTTTTCTAGTTCGGAGTATGTTATCTATTGAAGACACAACCGAAGCGGCATTCTCAGCTGTTTTAAGTGTTCCCTGAGCATCCTTAATGAAACGATGATCAATATCCGACCAAATTATTCCAGCTTTAGTAGTAGACATACTATCTATAACTCCTTATACACCTGCTTACATTCCCTACAATCAAAAAACTCTAAGTACCTTATTCGACGGTCACTCCTCGATCAGAAGGCTGAACCAGTGCCCCACAGCCAGTTAATGCCCCCTCCGTAACAATTAGCTTTCCATTATGAAAAGTTTTCACTGTGACGGCAGTAATTGGGGTCACACCATGATTAGATATTGGACAAGAGTGCATCGCCCCCGCTACTGCCACTTCTATCCCTCCCACCGATAAAGTGCCATCTTGATTTGAGGTGATTATCGTTCCACCATGTGAAGATGTATCTCCCAAAACTGCGACTTCGCCCCCAACTGGGGGAGTTGGTCTGCCCGCAAATTCTGTGGAACCCAATACGGATGCACCAAAAGAACCAAACATTGTTCACCTACTATTTATTTAATTAAAAGCTGCCTCGAACCAACTGTATCCTGTTCAAAATGAAAATCAACTTCTAATAGAAGCGGAAGATTTCCTGCACCTGTACCTGCCCACGTATCGTCTCCACCAGTGTCCGTTCGAACAAACTTGCATATTAACATGGAACTTATTGTCTTGCTGGTTCCAGTAATAGAGATATCTGGAGTCATTTGATGTTTATGATTCGTGCCGTCACAAATATCAGACAAGTCTACAGTAAGTGGGTTTCCAAAAGTGCCATCTATATTTGCCCAGCTGTATATTATTTTCCAACCCACATAGTTTCCGTTTTCCCCCACTCCGTTGGCTCCGGGTGTCCAATGAGCATGGACATAAATATCTGAACCTTGTTTATACGAATGAGGTATCTGAACTGTAAATGTGCCATAATCATTCTTGGCCCATTCTGTCAATTCAATGGCGATCCCGCTGCCATTAACATCATATGCATAATAATTAGGATCTGATCCACCTGGCCGATCAAAACTGCCTGGAGTAATCCTAACGTCCTCCCATGTAGTGGCGTCCCCAATAAACACCACAGTACCATCTGCCTCAACTGTCATATAATTAGCCGCTCCGCCTATCTTCGCAAAGCCAGCGAAACTCGGAGTGGAAGCAAGAGTCACAGCTTGATCTATATAACTGTGGTCGCTTCCATTGCTTATTCTATGAACATTATTCAATCCCACATCTGAATGGTTTTTTCCATCACTGATTCTATGAGCATTATTTAGAACAACATCTGAATGGTCCTTGCCATCGGAAACTCTATGATATGAATTAAGAGTCATCTCTGAATGGGGATGATTAGCCAAGTCATCTGCAGACATCTGTGCCGTATAATGCAGGGCTACTCTATCGCCCATACTATGTGCAACAGCAGAAGAACCCTCTTGAGCCCGCACCACATTAAAAGTGTTTGCAACTCCAGCATACGAAGCTATCATAATTTCCAAATTTATATCATTCGCAGGATCAGGATAAGTCAGATGGTCCCAAACAACCACAGGATACGTTCCCGAATCTATTGGAAGGGTCTGCCCCGAATTCAAAATAATTTGAATGACTGCTGCAGTTATATCCGCAGAAAGCGTTCCCCTAGCATAATTCTTTCTCAAAGCTAATGCCATTATTTACTCTTTCCTCAATAATTATGGATTGATCTGAACGGTTGCTCCCTTAATAATAACATTTGCGGCACTGATCAACGTTACATTTCCCACCCCATCTATTGTTATAGTCGTTCCACTTGGGTGTTCTAAAGTAACTTCTTTATCGGTATCATCTATATAAAATGTGATACCATTTTTGGTTTTCCACACGGTCCTAGCTGGGTAATTCGTAGTGCGTTCAGAAGGCAACCCATGAACACCGTCTGGAGCAGCCGCAAAATACACAGGCTCGTACACATCGCCTGTATGAAAGAAACACCAAACGGATGAACCTATTTCTGGAACATCAAAATATCCGTATCCTATTCCAGCCCCACGAAATGTAGGAAAAGCCGGAACCGCCCACGGTAGATGCTCTATGCCTATATTATTGAAAACACCAAAAACATTGATCTTTATTCGTCCAAATTGACTTGGATCAGCATTATCAACAACAACCCCGCGGAAAAACCCGTTCAAATTTTGCAAATCTACACTACTGAAATCGCTCATACTTTCCTCGCCTGTAAAGCCGGAAGCAAAGTTGTACTCATATCTGTATCTATACCACTCCGAGTAAGAAGCAAAGTAGTCATGAATGAAGTAGCCAAAACATGTACTACTCTCTTAACCATCCATAAACCAGAATGCTGAAAAATGGACAAATTGCCCTGTCTAAATGCATCAGCAAAATGAACTTGAACTATGTCCCCAGGAGATATTCCCTCCATACCCCAAGAAGAAATCCACATATGAATAAACCCCGTGGCATTCTTATAATAGCCGTTCCTTGCCTCCCCACTAAAATCGGAAGTAAATGCGTTACTGCACCCCAAAGAAAATATTGAATCTACAGCCACAGAATTATCCGTATCTATAAGATGATACTCCGATAAGGACGGGCAATCCGACAGCTCAATAATTGCTTGCTTGTACGCCCCCGTATCATAATCAAAATAGGAGTATGATTTTGATAGTCCAGAAAGACTAGTAAGCAAAGCGGAATTATCAAATATTCTATACTCGGAGACCGGCATAAAATCTTCATAGGGCTGGGCACCTATAATAAACTTATTAGGGCCCGTATCCGCCAAGTACAGTTCATCAATACTTTTGAAAACCAACGTTCTGAGACTTTCCACGTTCTTTATAAAACAGTAGAAGCATCCCGCATTACCTATTCCCTTCAACCTTTCTCGCAAATATCTGAGCAAAAAGCCGTTGGTCCAATATGGTTGAAGAATGGTCTTATCGTAATTCAACGACCCACCTATCTCGGAACCCTCGATACCGAACTCATCCGCGGCCATATTTTCTAAATTTGATTTAATGTTCCCCGTTATTGCCCTACTTCTTTTTGGAGAAAATAAATTGTCCACATCCAAAACACCTTCTACAGCAAAAGACTTATCCCCCAAAGGTCTTCTACGCTTAACCAAAAATTGAAATTCATTTAAGCTATCTGAAATCGAAGAACGAGAAAATCTTAAAGATAGCTGATTACTCTCTTTATCAAAAGGAATAACTTCACCCAAAAGTCCCGTAGCGTCTGAAACACGAAAATTAAAAGTTGGGACCAACCTATCTATATCTAGAGTAATAGTTAACTCCTGTATCATCTGAGGCGACACAGGAATGACGTTGCCGCCAACCTTAACATCCAAAGTGTAGTTACCCAATAATTCCATTCTATCTTCTTATCTTAAACTTCTTTTGAAAATTATAAATATCTAACTTATGTGGAATAGTCAAAATAGTTCCCGGAATCAATTCATTAAACGGATCCTCTATATCATTAACTAAAAGAAGAATCCACCAAAATACAACAGAGCCATAAGCTTTATAACTGATTAGGGGCGGATCTGGAACATCTGAATCAGTTATCCGATAATATGTTGGCTCATATGCCATCACAAAATCTGACAAATTATTATACAAAAAATCCAATTCATCCACGCCATCCACAGTAAACTTTTTATAAAACCGCGTTCTTCGCATTATGCACTACCCTCTGTAGCACTAACTTTTGTGTAAGATTTCTGTAAGCCCTCTACAGTGGGCATTTCATACGTTTCAAATACAACCTCTACATCTGAAGAGATAGGATCACCATTAGGATCAAACTTAACCTTATAATTAACTCGACTCTCTCGAACAATCACATTCCAAAATGTTAGAAAACGCCCCACCTCAATCATTATAAAATCGCCACCATGTAAACTCGATGTAACTTCACTTTTTGACATGGTTGGATAAGACCTTTGACCGGATAAAAGATTATCCCAAGAGAACGGAGTAGGTCCAGGAGGTTTCAATCCTGGAAGCTTACTTATAACGTCCCAATATTTACCAGCTTTCAAATTCTTTCCTATTTCCCCTGTATCCGAAACATTCGTGGAAGGATCGGAAGGGATAGCTATAGATTGAAGCAATCTACTGGGTTCCACCACCTCAGCAAAGGTATCTTTAATAGCCTCAAAACGTAACCGCAAGGATATTATCATAGGCGACGAACCCATCCATATTCTTCTGCTAGTGGCCTGGGTAATAAATGACCGCGTACTAGATGTGATTGCCTGCGTCAAAATATTTGCTCTAGCCAATAAAGATGTGGGGACAAACGGTTCCCACCTTGACTCAACCCTAAGAACAATATCTTCCTGCAAAGGAGCTATGATAGTAGCATTATGCTTATAGCTAGTTATGCGAACAAGATATTCTTCTGGAATGGCTTTACCGTCTGAAGAAATGTCACGGTACCCATACTCAGCAAACCCCACAGATAATCGTCTAGGTATTCTTTTCGTTCGAGAAGCAGTTAGCCTATCCGCTCCCGTAAGATTATTCTTAACCGTTCGCGTTGATCCCGGATCTAGTGCAGAACTCTTTGAATCTGCCATTACTTTACTCCTACTTCAATGATAAATCTGCACCAACATACTTATTAAGTAGAACATCAGATGAATCAAAAGGATCACCTAAACTACTTTCTTTGATATTAGCTGCGGGACGATCCCCGCTCCCTAATTTTTTAGTTAAAGCATCAATTGCAGAAGACAACCTATCGGTTGAAGCCCCCCCTTCCGCATCTCTAGTAGAACTGGGAGAAGATGGCGCCGTAGATAAATCTCTCTTTCGACCTCTTCGATCCTGTTCTATTTTAGTTACCTCACCTGGAGGCGGAAGAATGGTCGCCTTCCTATCCACACCGGTTGTAGTATGGATAAAAGGATCCTTTATCGTAGTCGGAGCGATCTTTAATAAATTCTCCCGCGTCTCCATCCTATCTTTAAGAGAAGCAGTTATCTCGGCGGCTTCCTTACCTGTCTCCTCAAAAGATTCTTTTTTAGCTATGATAATAGCATTTATCATAGCATTGTACTTTTCCTGCAACTCATGCTGCTTTGCCAAGGACCTACTTACATTGGCGCTTACTTCGCCAAACTCTGCTAACTTACTTCCAAGTTTAATCAACCGATCAGCAGCTCCAACGGAAGCAAGACCAAGACCAGCGATCAAACCGGCCGTGCCTATCAACGGAAGTAAGGCGATACCAAACCCCTTAAGCAGCCCAAGCAGACCCAAAGCACCGAAGAGACCCCCTCCTTTGCTCGATTTCTTCAAACTATTAAGAAGTTGCTTCGTCCATTTAGCTTGGAAGGCCCCCTTATTAAAAAATTCTATAAGTGTGTCCTTCCCCACCTTCTTACGCTGTGCCACTTCCTTTGGAAGAGCAGCACCAACAGTACGAGCTCGTCCTACCCCCTGAATTGCCGCTTGAGGAAGAGCATGAGCCATGGGAGTCAAGGAAGCACCCAATCTTCGTTCTTTCCGCTCACCCAATTTTTGAGAGATGCCCCGCCCCAAACCAAATAGATCAGAAGCCGCCCCTCCAGCCATCTGAGCCAAAGGATAAAGCGGCCCAAGTGCCGCCGCTCCAGCCTGAAGGAGCTCCCCACCTAAAGCTGCGGTTTTAGGCATAGTTCTACCCAAAAAAGGAAGAGCCCCCTCTTTCAGTTTTTTCTTTTCCCTCATAGCTCCAGAAGTTACAACTTCTTCGGATACGTTCAATGCCTCGGCACTAACACCTGTTTCGGATTCTATCTGACTCATCCTATTCTTAAGAGCCTGAACCTCTCCAGATTTTTCGACGAAAAAATCCTTACTAGCATTCAAATTTCCAATATTAGTCACCACGGCACCAACCGTTTTATCATTGATCGCACCACTATCAATCATATGATCTAAAATAGAAATCGTAGCTTGAGCAATACCCACAGAGTCCTTAGCCAATTTTTTGAACTCGCCCCGCTGATAAGACTTCTGAAGACTCTCAAAAAACCCCAAGTAGTCCCTCTCTAATTTTGTCTTAAGAGCACGAAAAGTTTTCATATCGGCAGTATCAGCACCAAAAATATTCTCTAAAAAATATTTTCTATGCCTCTTACCAAAGTAATCTTTTTCGAACTTCCACGATTGCCTAATGGCCATTGCTACTCCCGTCCTTTTCTCTACGCAACTGTTCGTTCAATCTAGAATAGTGCCAATCCAATATAAAAGAATCCGTTCTTCTTTGATCCATAACAGAAAAGTGCATATAGTATGCTAAATTAAATTCCCTCTCCAAAAGATTCCTCAATGGTCGAGCCATCCGGAAAAAGGAAACTAAATCGAAAGGGCACATCTGTTTCCTCCTTTGCCCCACATTTTGGACAATTGAAAGTATAAGACATTACTGGTCCATGATAAAACTTATCTTGAAAAGCAACTAACCGTAAAAAATCTTTAGCTGCCATTTTCTGAACATTTTTCATCACTTGCAAAATATCTTCCTCACACACAATAGATCGGGCGTATCTATAAAGCATCCCATCCGCATGCTCCTCGCTATATCGTTCTGCTGCAACTTCGTCAGCAACATTCAATAATCTAAGCATAACCCTTTGCTTACTAACTGGAAGAATTACTTCGTATGGTTGCTTAAAATCTTCTGGAAGATACACAGTATCTAACTCTTTTAGATTGACAGGAACATCAATCTGTTTCAAGCAGGAAGAACACACTGTTTGAACAGTAATGGTGTCTGTATAGGAATTGATACATTCACAAATGATAAGGTACAAGCGGTCGCCCAAGGTTAACAACCCAGGATCTATCCCTTGAATTACTGTCTTAAGAACCTCAAAATAGTTTCTCTCAAGGTTAATGGGATTGATTTGGGCTAAAAGTACTTCGTCCTGACCTTGATAAGCACGGACAGAAATGCTGCCTGGCTCCACCCCGTCATACACTCTACATTTAGAAGGTAGATCTATAGGAAGGAAATCACTCATTCTTCTTCTCCTCTTTATTTTTTGATTTAATTACTAACCGAGAAACCCGGTTACCCCATTTATCACTGGAGATAACAAGTTCGTAACTCCTTTTCTAAACGAACCTATAAGGCTGGAGGGCTCAATTGCATCCACACTCAATGTTATCGTAGTACGAAGAACGTCATCTGTTTCATAGGATGGATGATATCTAGGATGCCCAGTTGGAAAAGTACCAATTATCTTAAATCTAGTGGATTCCACCCCGGATCGATCATACAAAATTACGTAAATATCCCTACGATAGTTACTCTTAGGGAAGTAGTATCCCCGACTATCTATCATTTTATCATACCAACCATAGAAGTAATCCAACACAGAGTTATCCGCAGGAACCACAAAAGTAAGATCAATGGATTGGATTACTTGAGAACCTGCATAAAACCGCTGGAAAGCCCCATACCGCGTGGTAGATAATTCAGAAAGACTATAATCGCCTACCTGAACATCTTGACAAAACTGAGAAACAAGATAGCCAACAGCTCCTCCAAAATTTGAAGGCATCATCAACTGCCAATTGAATGCTCGCTGAAGATGCCAGGTTCTGGCTCGCAAAGTATTACCTAATCCCGAAATATTAAAACCCAATTTTTGCATTAGTTATCTTCTTCCCAATAGTCGTAGGAGAAGGTGGCGTTATAGAAAATGGAACTTTCGTCCTCAAATGCTAATGGAACTTCATCCACCGCTTGCGGGTAACAACCAGCTAACCGAAGCTTATTTGTTACATTTCCTTGCTGGTCCTTTAATCTCAAATACACATCCGCTTTAATAAGCGAATCTGGTCCACCCAAACCTGTTCGAACATTCTGAATAGCCTGAGACCAAGCATACAGGGCTTTCCAAACTTCCCTATCATTTCCCTCAATGAAAACCGCTGGCCAAGAATGGGTCATTGTCAACTTACCGGGGAATTTAATTCCTGGAGTGCCCATAAATGGCACCAATATCTCCCCAAAACTTCTACCAGGAATGGCAGTACTCTGGGCCCGAACTTCCAGATGGTCCCTATTACCTCCACCTATAAGATTAGCGAAGGCCACGTCCCACAAATATGTTTTTGCTGGGTTACTTATATCATTTTTCAAATTTTCCGACGACATGCCTGTCATTGCTATACCCCTTTACCTTTTAGGTTCTATTATTATAGTAAACCACCACGAGCGTGTAATTCTTCAAAAGAAGCTCTTGTACTTGTTATAACAGTCTGCAAACGAATAAACTCCACAGCTCTTGATGGCTTAACAAACACATCCACCCTAAGCTCCCCTGAATCAATAATAGCAGGAGTATTATTCGTCTCATCACAAACTACACTATATCCCCTATCTCCGCCCTCTGTTTGAAAAGCACCTTGAGCAGATAATTGATCCAAATATTCCACTAACATCGCCTCAACTCTAAATCTAGTCAAAGCACTATTTGGCTCTTCCACAAAAGGTCGCAGTGAAACAGCCATGGATTTTTCAAGTACAATTAACAATCTACGAACATTTACAAAACTCAATGCTGAAAGTTTTCTCTGCAAAGTTCGCTGACCATAAATCATATGACCCTCCCCACGGAAAGTCTGAAGAACATTTACTTGATTAGGATTCAATAAATCCCTATCGCCCTCACTTAGAATGGCACCTGTGGATAATGTGACTTCAAGAACATCATCCAAAACTCCTCGATTTGGACCTGCAGGAGCATTCCATACCGCCGATACCTGATCATTATACGCATACTGTGCCGCAACATAACCGGAAGGAGGTACTTGAAGAAGGATATCGTTATAAGCATCATGGATCTTAGGCCATGGTGAATACAATGCTGCATAACTAGTATTAAAGTTCTGAGTAGTTGTTCTAAATGTATTCATACTTACAGCTGAAGATGTACTTGCATAAGGCATATCCAAAACAGCTATGCAATCCATTCGTGCTTCCGCTACATCCCGCATAGCTGTTTGAACCGTCACATCTGTCTCACCCCCATTTATAAGTATGCGAACATCCACAGAATCAGGATTAGTAAAATCAGTCCATCCGGAAACAACATCTGAAGCAGAAATGGCACTTCCATCAGACCCGCCTGTCATATCTAATCGAGTAGCCTGCTCTGTAGGTAAAACCGTATCAGCAAGAACACTGTCCGAAACATAAATATATTTACTAACGCCGTTGATCTTGTCCTCCAAATACAACTGCTTTCCATACCCATCAACCTTACTTTTTCTTGAAACTTTCCACAATTCTACCTGAGCCCAGTTGCCATCGCCATCTTGCCAATAAACCACTATCTCAAATGTATATTGATCTGTGGGGATAAGATCAGAACCGGTCTTACTATTCTGAATTATAACACCGACTCTATTATCCCAAACCCCAGGATTCTTTCCTAGAATCTGAAAGACAACTTCCCCAGAAAAACCAGAAGGTTCCGAAAAAGTAGTGGAAGAATGGCCCGTACCAAAACCAGCATTAACTTCCGAAGAAGTGGTGGCCATAATATTGACACCTCCCCAAAGAGCACCATTATCCACTCTAAGAGTATACAAACTATTGCTTTTCTTAAGATAAGCTAAGGCCGCATAATGGAAGTAATGCCCAGAAGAAGGATCTGGTTCCCCATACTCTTCAAGAAACTGTTGATCGGTCGTCATCAATAAAATGCTACTGGTATCACCTTTTGCAGAATACCCCACCAAAGCGGCAGGAGCACTTGCTACTCTTTGTACAATGTCACTTAGGTCCCGCTCTTGCGAGTAGACGCCGGGGCTGAGGTAAATTGACATATTTAATTCCCTTCCTTAACTATTATCTTAACTCTTTTTTTAATTTTACAACTATCGTAAACTCTTCCACAAAATGACGCCCGTTGGGCCCTATATAGTCCCTACGCATAGTGCAACTGGTAAGCTTATTTTTCTTGATACTCCACTTACCCATTTGTTTATACAACGATTCATCACTCACACGAGAAATGAATTGAGCTTTTGACACCTTCTTCTTTCCCCTAGAATTTTCCGGATCCTTATGGTAGTATGTGACCGTTCCCCATAATTGAATCCGTTCCAACCAACCAGGAATAGTTACGTCAAAATCCATTGGACAAATTTCTGGAGTAGCAAGTTCATTTCGCATCTGTTTTATCTCCCCAGCGGATAAAGCCTCTTTCAACGAAATCCCTATTCTAGGGAGAGATGACAATTCATCGCAAAGTTCAAAATACATTCTATTCATCCTTATAAACTACGCCATCCCCCACAGCATCAGAAATGGCTTCATTGAAAACTAATATAGTATCCTCATCAGATAACGTCGCCGAGACTAGCGTATATACACCATTATTACTCGTGGATCCTTGAATAAATACAGTATCTCCAATAGTAAACTCAGAAACCCAATCTCCAGAAAGAGTTACCGACTTTTCTGAAATATCAGATGCTTTTATGTCATAAATATGTCTCCGAAGTAATTTCAACGCTGCTACTAATTCTGTATCCTGAGAATCATCTTCAACATAAATGGTCGTATAATCTTCCACATCATCTGAATCATAAACAGTGACCCTTATTTTTTCAACAAAAGCGTCCCCGGTGGAGGATTTCAATACCCAACCATCTATCTTAATTGGCATCCTAAAAGCGAATATGGTACCTGTTTCATACTTCTCATGATAAGTCGATTCATCAGTAATGTCACCGAAATGGAGATCAGGTTGAATGGGGTACTCACCATCACCATATTCTAAATTTATTTTTGGATAATCATGCTGCCAAAAAGCGTACTCCTCGATGGCCTCGTATAACTTATCCAAATCCTTACTCCAGAATGTGGCAAAGTAACCTATATCTATAGGTTGGGCCTTAACATTCACCCCCTCGGCTAACCAAACGCCTCGAGTAGCAAGTACACTTCGCTGCCTACTCCAGGAAGGTGCGGCCGTTGTTCGATAAAAGGAAATGAAATCAAGAAAGTTTTCTCCCCGCCTTTCTGCGAACTCTCTAAGGGCTATTTCATCCGGACACTGTATCACGCCCTGCTTCATTGGCAAACCATCTATTCCTAGAATAGTTCCGAAACGAGAGTATAATAACGCCTTTAATCCCACATCATATTCTTTGGTTACACTAGCCATAATCAATCATTCAATCTGGTCTTGCCTGTCCTATGTTCTTGAATTTCACCTAGATCAGAAAGTATCTCACAATCTTCTTTTAATCCACATATATTATTTACTCGAACATTCCGGATCTCCTGTCCTGCAGGTAAATGAATATGTACTCCATCATCCAAATTTACCTGAACAGTATGATCAGAAACATTTTTAATCCTCTTTGCTCGCATACTTTCTCCTATTCCATCTGTATTCTTCTCGGTACACATTTGGCCCCCTTTAACACGATTGCATCGTGAGTACCTTTTATCGCAAGATCCACTACTTCAAATTCCTGGGCTTTCTCCTCACTTCCAGGAATAAATTCTGGAGTTATTTTAAAATACGATTTCTGAACTACATCTATATCCACTTCTTGTCCTACTTCATCCCCTTCCAAAGCAGTAGCAAGCAAAGGAATCCAAACTAAAATAGGTAATTCACCCTCTGTAAAAAT